CCTCCTGGAACGGGTGGGGCATCAGTTGTTTGGACTACGAACGGGTTATTCGTCTGACCAGACAAGTGATATCGAGCAGTGCATAAAAGACGGCATCAACCGCGTCTACGATGCTCACGACTGGAGCTTCTTCCGGCCGGTGGAGACGATTACCACAGTCAATGGAACCACCTCTTACGCACTCCCTATTGCCTACGAGAGCATCGAAAGTGAACTGGACTGGGCAGAAGGGGACAGCGACTACTACCCACCCGTGCAAGAGCGGCACGACTACGAGATCCGCAAACGGATTGCGGACGACGACGAACACGGCCGCCCGGCGTACTTCTCCGTGCAGACTGTGGAGTTCGATCCGCTGGTAGGCAGTCGCAGGCAATTGGTGCTCTACCCTACCCCGGACGCGGTGTACGTGCTGAATGCCAGGATGACGCTCAGGCGCACGATGATCGACGTGACGAACCAGTACCCCATCGGTGGCGAGCAACTGAGCCAGTTGATGCTGGAAGCCTGTCTCTCTGCGGCTGAAATGAACTACGACGATGCCCCTGGGATTCACAGCAAGCTCTTTGCCGAGTTGCTGCCCGTAGCAATTGCCTCAGATCAACGTGCCAGCACTCCCAAGACACTCGGTGGCGATGCACCGGCTGGGGAGCATACCGACATTACATCACGTTCCGTTCTGTGCGGCGTGGTAACTTTCGACGGAACGATCATGTAGGAGAGTCCCCATGTTAGAGCGCTTCTCAGTTACGATCCCAACTGTGTCTCTCACTGACGCGATTGCCACCACCGAAGAGATTAAGTTCGGAAATTACACGGGCGGATTCGTGCTCCTGAAGAATGCAGCGTCCCCTGCTGGTGCTGCGGCTGTGACCAGCCTTACGTGGTGGATCGCAGAGAAGGCTGGAGGAACCTTTCATCCAGCTTACGATGAGGACGGTACGGCCATCGTCCAGACCGTAGCTCATACGCGGGCCTGTGCCATTCCTGCCGCGATCTTTGGGGCCGTGGCTGCTAAGATCGTCGTCAATGCTGCCGGTACGGTGGCAATCACTTTGAAAGCGTAGTGTTTCCTCTTGACCCACGTTGGGTCATGTTCCTCTGTGAGTGCAAACGCATTCACTGTTCCTCACTGAAAGGAGCCCCCCGAAATGGCTACTTCTGCAAACATCAGACACGTACTCTACAAGTCTCCAACAACGATTGCTGATCCTGGCTATAGCGCCACGGAGGAGCTTCGTACCATCACCATCGACAAGGACGGTGGTGTGTGTCCGGTCGTAACGACGGGGACTGGAGATACCCGTACACTCCGCACTCCTACTAAGGCGGGGATCAATGGTGCGGTTGTACTCAAAACGGACGGCGGAAACCTGACGCTGACCGTAACTGGAGGGTACAACTCCGACGGCGACACGTCCATTACGTTCAACGACGCTGGAGACTACGTGAAGTTCTTCAGCATCGAGTACGGCGGTTCGTATTACTGGCGTATTGCACATCAGGAGGGAACGAACGCAGACATGGTCGGACAGGACATCATGTCTCCCTCTACAGTGATTGCTGCGACGATTGAGCAATACGACAGTTCTGTTCGTCGAGTTGGCAATCTCCTCAAAACTGAGATCCTCATCGACCTGACTGGTGCCGCTTCTACGACAACCGACAAGGACATCATCGGTGCGGCGGGTGCGTGTCATTTCGGGCAGATCACGACTGCCGTCAACGGGACGATCATTGCCGGGTCCATGGCTTGTCTGGAGGTTCCTGCAACGGGTGCAGATGACATCGACCTGTACATGGCATCCATTGGAACTGGTGCGTATGACGCGGACGGTTCCGGTCTTACCAACGCCGCTTCCTTGATCACCAAGGGTGGAGCGTGGACTCTTCAGGCTCCAGGACTTGGTACGCTGATGACCGCCAAGGTGACTGCCGACTACTACTTGTACTTGCTGAATGGTGAAGGAGGAACCGTAGGAACATACTCGGCAGGAAAGTTCCTAATCGAACTGTGGGGCATTCCTTCCTAGACCTACTGTGTGGGGCGCTATCCACGTACATGTGGGTAGCGCCATTTCCTTGGAGAACACGAAGTGCCACGTAAGACGATCCAACTACGGTGGCCTGCTGGGGTGAATCGCCGGGGTCCGGTGGTAGATACTCCCGCTGGGAATGCGTGGCCGAGTCCCTGGGCGCATAACGTGCGGCTAGAAGACGATCTTACCAGCCGTCTGCGGGGCGGTTCGTTCATCGGGCAAGACGCCAGCACGGTCGACGTTTCTCGCTACGTGTATCTGGTCACCGAGAATGGCGACAACATCGTTACGGAGAACGGCGACCCGATCGTCTTGGGACCACAGTACGGCGTAGCGACTGGGCACGATCGGGTGTGGGTGGCTCCGGGAACGGGTGCTCCAGCCAGTGGCACTGCTGACTGTCTGTACCGGGACCGTCTCTTCCGAGTGAGCGATAACATCATCATGTGCAGTCGCCAAGGAGATTACACCGACTGGGACTACGGCGGGGAACTTGAAGACACCGGGCGAGCGATGGTGTTTCAGTTGTCGGAAGCGACGGAAGTTGGCGGCGACGTGATCGCTTTGGTGCCGCACAAGGATGCGTACTTGCTGTGCTTCACTGAGAATGAGACGTGGATTCTCTCCGGTGACCCGACGACTGGCACACTGCGGAACGTGTCTCGGGAAGTCGGAATCATTGCACCTCGGGCATGGTGCAAGAACCACGATACGGTGTACTTCCTGTCTGCCAGAGGGTTGTACTCGGTTGGTGCGGACGGAGGCGGTCTGAAGCCTGTTTCCGAGGACAAGATTCCCGAGGATCTCGTTGACCTGGACGATAGCGACTGTGTGTTGGAGTATTTCCACGATGACCGCTGCGTGTACATCCATTTGACGATAAGTCCTTCTTGGTTGTACGACACGGCGCGGGATGCTTTCTGGACGTTCGACAATACTACCCATAATAGCCACGTCCTCTTCGGACCATTCCCACTCGGGAACCAAGACGCCTACGGACGGATACTGAATATCCAAGGGAACATCGCTGCCGACTCGGATGACGTGACCTGGGCTCTGGTAACCGGGGCGACTGCTGAAGAAGCGGCCGACAATGGGCGACTGGCGATTGAAGCGGCATTGGCTGGGACATCGTACAGTACCTACGTTGCTGCGACGGGATCATGGGTGGCTGGCAGGAACCACATGGCGTATCCGCGAACGATGGCACTGTGGTGTTGTGTGTGGCTTAGCTGCGCCGGCGATTGGGCTTTCGAGACAGCGAGTTTGACTGCCACGGCAAGTGGCGACTGGAGATAATCATGCCTGACAAATTGATGAGTGCAATGAACGTGGATAGCTCCATCGCCGGGACTGAAAGGCTGTTGGCCCAAGGCGCTGATGGCAGCGTGATCCTCGTTTCGGCGATCTCTGCCTACGTCATCGACGATCTGATTGCATCCACTGCCGCGACACCCACGACTGGCGACTATCTTCTCGGGTTCAGGGGAACGGACGAGAAGACGATGACGCTGGACAACGTGGCGGCCTACACCGTGGCGTATGCCTGGTCAGCCGCCTCCACCGCTTCCCCGGCGCTGACCGCAGATTCCCTGCTGATTAACCGGGGTGGAACAGTCTATGACGTGACCATCGACGACGTGAAGACGTTTGCCCTGACTGGCGTGCAGGCCACGGTGTTGAACCTGTCGGGGCTGGGTGCTGCCACGCTGGCCAATACGGACCTGCTGGCCATCTGCCAGACGACGACGGCGAAGAAGGCCACTATCGCTTCCCTGGAAACGCTGCTGTGGACCGACTATGCGACGTATGTGGCGGCCCGCGATGCAGCGACACTCGGAGACACTGACTTATTCTATTGCATCCAAGGTGGTGTACCAAAGAAGATTGCCGCGTCTGGTCTGGCAACTTACATGGTTCCCGAAGTGATTGCGGACGCGACCTTGGCGGGCGCTGTACTCGACACGCTGGACACGTACTTAGCGGCCCTGAGTGCCGTGGGCACGCTGGCCAATGCGGATCTGCTGTACTGCACGCAAGGCGGGACGGCGAAGAAGCTCGATCTGCTCTCCCTGTCGAACTTCACGACCGCGGCGGCCCTCCAGATGCCCTGGAAGCCGATCTCGACGGACAAGTACACGGCCACCCCCTCGTCCACGTCCGTCATCACCATGAGTGACACGAGCGACTTCAAGTTGGGTGCGCCAGCCAAGTACACCTACGGGGCCATCACCTACTACGGGATCGTGACCGCCCTGTCGGCCAACACGTCCATCACCGTGTCGGGTGCGCCGTTGGTGGTCGCCTCACCACTCTCGGCCCTTTACGTGGGCCTACCATCCCTGGTCACGCAGATGGACTTCCTGGTCCCTGGGGTCTTTGCGGGTTCGGTACGGGACATCCTAGTGGCCATAAATTCCCAGTACGCCCAGTGGAAGCAAGCGGCGGCCTACCTGTGCCAGTTTGCCGTGACGCAGGGGACGGCCGACACAGGTGCCAATCAAGCCAAGATCAACTGCAAGATCGGTGGCAGTGCGGTCTTCACAGGTGACAGCAACAAGGGACTCGCACTGTCTGCGACGCCGGGCACCTGGAACGACGCTTCGATCATCGAAGTGAACACGACCAACTACTCTGTGGCGCGGGGCGATGCCATCGAGGTAAGCGTGACCTACGAAGGCAGCAACAAGAACGCCGAGGATCTATCCGTAACCATGCTATTCGTGTCGGAGTAAGCCATGACAGTCCCGAATATGATTCCGGCCTCGGGCGTAGCCAACAACGTGCGGCCGTCGACAGCTCTGACTCCCTACACGCCGGCTTGGTGGCAGTTGTCGACCATTGAAGATATTCCTGAGTCGTCTGTGGGTTGGCTCGTGGCCCAAGGTTGGAATATTACCGATGCCGAACAACCAGTAGCGGATGGTCAGACGTTCTACACGCTCAAACGACAGGGCATGCAGTCCTGGATCATCTTGCAGACGCTGCTGTCTGAATACGTTGCACGGTACAACGAGGCGAATGTCGCGAATGTCGTGCGTTATGAGAACATCCTAACGTGGTGGGGCTCGCTGGTGAACGCCACGCGAGAACAGTTGGACGTGCTGGGTGACGTGAGTGACGCGCACGTAGTCGTGTACTTCGCGAAGTTGGACGAGCTGGTCACGGACGCCAAATCTGAGATGGACTTGGCCTTGGCGTCGGCCACGGCTGCCGGTGCCATTGTGGCGGCCCAACTGGCGGATTACCTACTCAAACTCGCCACGCTAGAAGGCATCTACGCCACCCACGAGGCCGATGCGGAAGCACTGCTTGTCAACCTGGGCGTAGCAAAACTAGCACTAATCAACGAGAAGTGGGACAGTGCCTTAGCAAATAGCCTCCAGGACTTGACTAACCGAGGTTTGTACTCGTCCGCCATCGTAACCGCCATCACAGCCAGCATCACACGGAAACGGGCAGAAGACATTACCAACATGCAAGACCAGTTGGCACGGGAGAAACTGGAGAACGAGCACAAGCTATACGCCCAAGAGATGGACATGCTAGGCATGGTTATGGACGGGAAACTGAAGAACGCTTCCACCCAGTTCCAGTACGGCCAGTACCTCGTGGAAGTGCGGAGCAAGTGTGCCCTGACTGTCATGGAAGCCCGCATGAAACGGATTCAAGGCTCCATGGAAGTCCGCGACAGGGAAGACAGACTCATGGCCTACCAGTTGGACGAGCGAAACAAGCTCATGGTCGGCATGTTCGGATTTATGGAACGACGCAGCGACGATGGGCCGCGTATTGAGGACATGACCCGCTTGATCTGCGGACTAGGCGATTCTGGGGGCGGCTGGGTCACGCCGTAAGGAGTCGCCATGTACCTCAAACGCAAAGTCGTCGCCCCTTTCTTTCGGATACCGAATCCCAGTAACCCGATCACGGGCCATGCGGAGTATCTCCACCCACCCTTGAAGCCCTACGTCCGTTTCAAACTGACTGAAGCTTTGGCCACCTCGGACGAGATAGTTAAGGGCGAGATCACCGACAAGGGCCAGTGGGGACCGAATCCGATCTTCCATGATTCCAATGTCATCATCTACGTCCACAATCAGTTGGCCGAAGACGACCAGACGTACCTGTTCTCCGGGTCGATCGGCGACGTGGGCATTGCGTTGCATGACTACGCGAATCACTGGCGGATTATCACGCTGGGTCCGCCGGTGGGACTGGTAGAACTCTGTGCCCAGGAGGCTGCCACGCGCAACGAGCCCTACCATTGCCTGTTGGGTATGTGGAATCCGGCTACGAATCTCTGGTGCTACGACAGTGCGCCGACCGTCCACGCCATCGACCATCGTATCGGTCCCCCCACAGCAGACACGGGGATGAAGGGTCTGTACCAGCGGATGTCTTCGAGCGTCTCAGGTCACAACGGCGTGATCTACCTGTGTGTGTCGCTCGACTGCGAAGTGCCTCCCGAGGGGTGTAATCTCTGCGAGGGGGCTTAAATGGGCGATAGAAGGTGTTGCTGCGTCGGAGAGTGCATCGTCCTGGATGACGACTTCGATCGGGCTCCATCAACGTCTCTCGGTTCTAACTGGCACGAAGAGGCTGGCGACTGGGAAACAATCGGCTATCCACCCAACGGTTGGCTGCACGAGAAGGCAGGAACCACGCCGGGCGAGGAAGGCACCGCGGACGCGAAGGTGATGTGTACGCTGCCGACGATCCGGGGTGGTGAACTGCAGGTGCAAGTCTCGATTGTGGACCCGGTAATTGGCGACGTGTTCTACATCTACTTGGGCTGCACGACGTACCACGGGGCAGGTGGGGAATGGGTGCGGTTCACGTACACGGACACCGACGAGTGGCTGGTGGAACTGTCGACAGGCGAGTCTAAGACGCAGATGTTTCATCCGCCGGATCCGCTGTCGACGACGACGCCTGTCGTGGCCTGTCTGGACTCGGATGGGTTCCTGATGGGTGCGATTGCCAGCAGTGGTGATGAATACCCCTGGAACGACGGGGATGCGACTGCCGAAGGACGCTATGCGGGCTTGGGCCACGACAACGCGGATACCGGTGCGACGTTCGACGACTTTGTGCTGACTTCCCTGCGAACGACTACCGAAGACTGTGTGAACTGCTTCTGCCACTGTGGATCTCTGTCTGCCAGGAACAACATCCAGAAGACGCTCCTGCTGACGATTTGCGATGCAACGGATCGTGCGTTGTGCCTGAACACACTGTCGGTGAACCTGACGTGGGAGTGGAACAGTGGCGTTCAGCGGTGGGTCAGCGAAGTGCTGCGTGTCTACAGCCAGACCGATGGGTCAAGTGCCTACTCAGAATTCAAGTGGTACCTGGGGTGCATCAGTTTGAACTGGTTCCCAGGCTACAAGGACTGCTGTCAAGGAAACGATGGAGGTTGCGACGGAGTTCATCATCCAATTGCCACTTCCGAATGTACAGCATTGAAATTGAGGTTTGGTCCGTTTGTGCTGAGCGTTGTGGAGGGGTGCTACGCCTGCTGGGACGAAAATGATCCAGACATGGCAGCCATCCCGCCTGCCGCATACCCTCCCCAGGCAGGCGAATACTACATCGAGATCACGGAGGCTGCCCCATGACCGGCTGCGTGTGCGAGGGGCCTGGATACTGTCAGCGACATGGCGTTCAGAAGAACGACGGGTGGTGGCGACTGTGCCGTGGCAAGCCCAAGTATTTCGCAGCGTGGGAAGCGCATCGCGGCCCAGGCCAGACGCAGGAAGGCCAAGTGGCCTTCATTAGGAAACCACCCGGTCCCGGCACGCTGTTGTGCAAGATGTTGGGCTGTGGTGTATTCCACCATCAGGCTAAGTTGAACGAATGGGGACCGGACGGCTGCGAACAGCACCTGGAACAGATCGTTGAGTGGATCCACGAACCGAGTAAGAACGTCAGCATCAGCGACGAAGCAGCGCGGCGGCTGATCGGGCTGGCCATTTCCAAAGCCAGAGCAAACCTGGAAAGGTGACGATATGAGCATCAAACTCAAGTACGATCCGGTCGGTTCATCCGCGATGGCCGCGTATGACAGTGGGTTAGGCGCGGGCAAAGAACGCCGTGACGTGCGACAGCAGACGTTCGACCTGATGGAAGATCGCAACAACCTGATAGGCGGCAAGCGTGGTGGAGGGTTTGGCGGTATGCCGGCGGGCGTGGCTGCCAACCCAATCGCTGCCAAGGCTTGGAACGAGGCGAATAACGGCATTCGGATGATCGAAAACGGGAGGACTTTCGACACGAATATCCCATCCACCGCAATCGCACATGGCAGGCTCGCCGATAGAAAAAGGCAAATTGAAGAGGCGAATCCAGATCCCAAGCCGGCGGAAGCCCGCGCGAAGCAAATGTTCCTTGGAGATGCCATGGGAAACCCAGTTGCTGCGGGAACACCCGGAGCGATAAATTGGTGGGATCCTGGCGATGGGAAAATGCCGACCCCGATGGCGGCACCCAAGCCCAAGGACGAGGCTGGGAAAGTTATTCTCGACATGAAGGTGAAGGCGATCCGAGATAATAGCGAGATTCCAAACGATGGAGATCCCATCGATCCGGCTGTGGGGTACGTCCCCACTAAGGAAGATCGCATCCGCAAACTCTACGAAGAAGCTGGTGCCGCAGCGCCGGTCGCCCCCGGTGCTGCACCAGTCGCCGGTGCCGCGCCGCCAGTAGCCGGTGGTGGGACAGCAATCAATGATGCTCGCCCGTTGCCTGAGGGTTTTGACGCACAAACATGGATTAACGAAACAGAGGCAAACATTGATATCCCGTTCCCAAATGAGATTCAGCGACAAGCCACTAAAGATAGACTGGCGGAATATCCAGAATACGCAGGATTAGACCTGAGCAAGCGAACGGATCGAGAGCTGGCTCAGTTGGGAATTGATCACTGGAAAAGGCGCATCGCAGCTCAACCGGCGGCTGGCGGTGCTGCGCCGGCTCCTGGTGCTCCAGCTGCCGCCACTGGCATGGGTGCCAATCCCACGCCAGAGAATACCGACCCGTCACCCAGGGAAGGAGAAACGCCGCTACAATCCGCTGCACACTATCAGCAGTGGGCGGACCAACTGCGAAAAGGTAGGAGACCAATCAGGCCAGCGGCTCGCGGTGGATTCCTGGCGGATTTCATGCGACGACATCCCACATGGGATCCTACGAAAGTCACCGACCTTCAGATCATGGACGAACTGGTCTGGGCGTATATGAATGTCGCGAGGAAGGCGGTGTCCGGTTACGGGGAAGATTCACCAGAAGGCAATCCTGCCGCGATGATTGGCAGTGGTTCCACACCGCTGCCAACTGCTGCGCCGCCTCCAGCAGCCGGCGGTACAGGTGCCGCACCTGCTGCACAGCCACCAATGCGCAACAGCGGAAAAGCAGTCGAGCAAGACAATCGTCCTCAATCCGTGATAGTGGCTGATAAATATCTGCGGAGGATGCGTGGAATGTATGGCCAAAACATCCCACCAGAGGAAGCCCAAGCATTTCAAAACGCTATGAGTGTGCTCGAAGCATACGAATCCCAACTGTAACGGAACATGCCATGAGCGAAATCCTCGATTGGGCCAATAGCGTCAAGCTTGCCGGTAACACCGGAGGCGGTGCCGCTGTTGCTGATCCTCCTGTTGAGAACACTCCACCTGTTCCCGAGGACGACATTCTAACTTGGGCCAAGTCGGTGAAAGCTCCTCCGGTAAAGAGGAAGTTCAACACCGTGTCCAGCGCGATTGGACCGCCGGTTCAGTTTGAGGTATTCGACGAGCCTAAGACGATCGAAGAGGCGTTGATCGCCAACGCCGCTGGAAGTGGCCAGTCTCGGCAGTTCGCAGGAGCGGAGTATTTTGGCGAACGACTACCGTTCATTGGAGGTGCGCAGAAGGCCGGCAAGCTTGGCTTGGTACTGTTAGCCGCACAGCATGTGGAAGCGGGAGCCCCGGAACAAGGTGATTACGATATCCTTGCCGAATACCTGAACGCTGGTGAACGAGAAGGGCAGAAGGGAGTCCTGCGTCGGATCGCCGACATGGCGACTGCGATTCCAGGTTTCGGTATCGAGTTTATGGCTACCACTGGAGGTTACGCAGCAGGGAAGAAAGTCACCACAGAAGCCATTGAAAAGACTGTCGGGAAGCTCATCGGCAAACGGGCTGGAGCGATAGCGACCGGCATTGCCGCGCGGGGCGTGGGGGTATTGGGACAAACGGCACTCAACCCGCAGTTGGTTGCGAGCAGCGTGGTTGGACGCTTGGTGGGGCAGCACCAGCTCGCCCAGGATGCTTCTGGCGCGTTGACGATGGAACTGGCAGAAGACCCCGAGGCGTTCGGCATGTCGCTGCTGAAGGGCACTGAGGACGCTGCGATTGAACTGGGTTCAGAGCGGGCAGGACGACTGATCGGCGATGCTGGCAAGGGGTTGGGCTGGTTGGCGAGCAAGGTGCCGGGGAGTGCCTCGGTACTGGAGAAGCTGACGGCATTGAAAGCTGCCACGATTTCCAAGTGGCTTGGTACTGGAAAAACAGCGGCGGCTTTCTCCAAGAAGCTCAAGGAAGCTGGCTGGAACGGCGTCATTGGAGAGATGTACGAAGAGGAACTGGGAAAAGAAGCCCGCGGAGTGGCTGGAATTGAGCCATACAAAGTATCTTCTCTGAAGGAACTCGGAATACAGGCTGCGTCGTTCCTGGTGATTCCAGGTGCCCAAGCGGCGGTAGCGGCGATCACTCCTGGACAACCACCCACTGTTCCACCCGCCACAGCCGCCCAGGTGCCTCCAGGCAGCGTTCCGCCCCCTGTGGATCCCCTGGCTGACTTGCAGGCCATTCGTGCCAAAGGCTTCGTATCCACAGAAGACGGCAAGTCGCTGGGCCTGACCGAAGAGGAACTGACGAACCGCAAGACGCGACTGAAGGCGGTAGACGACCGCATCAAACAACTCGCACAGGAGACACAAGATGCCCCAGAAGTACCTAAAAATAAAGGCGTCGTTGAAGAAGCAGGGCAAGTCGGACCAGGAGGCCAAGTCGATAGCGGCGGCGGTGTACGTGAAGGGGGGCAAGTCGAAGTACCAGAGGTCCCAGCGGTCGAAGTCCCAGCACAAGCGGAAGTACCCATAGCCAAGCCGACTTCCGCCGACCGTTTCTTTGGCCCCATGACCGATGCGGAATTGCAGTCGGACGCGCAGGAATTCGGAGTCAAGGGTAGCAACCG